GTGATAATCGCCGCCGATCTTGATCAGCCACTGCCGGCGCGTCTCGCCGCGCCAGTCGATCCGGAACGGACCCGTGGTGAAAGAAAGACCCTCGACCACTTCATCACCGCCGAGCTCGTTTTTGAGCGCCTCCGCCTCGGCCCGATGGGACAGCCAGTCCGGCCGCAACGGCGAGGGCTCAAGCGGCGGCGGACCGACGACCACGGCTGGCGTCGGCGCAATCTGGTACTTCGGATAGACGTATTTGCCCGGCAAATTCGGCGTCGCCGCCTCGCTCGCCGTCAAGCTCATCTTCTTGAAGCTCGCGCTTGCATGGTCAAACCAGGTGTACTCGACCAACTGGTTGTCAGGGTCCGAGACGCGCTCAAGAGCCGTGGTATCGGCCCAGCGCTTGATCCGGCGCTCCTTGTTCCAGGGCGGCGCCTGCTCACCGAAGGTCTGCTCCCAGGTAGCGCGGGTATGCCGATCAAACAAGTACAGGCGCTCGATCGGATAGTAGGCTTCATCCGGCAGCGTTAGCTGCTTCGGAGCAATTCGCCCGGGCATCTCTATTTACCCTTCTTGACGTAGGGTGCCTCCACAGGCGTGCCGTCCGGGTTGGCGAAATGCGCCAGTACCGCGGTCACCCCCTGCACCGCCGACAACGCCACCATAGCCCAGAACTTGCCACGCGCGGGCAGCAGGTCCTGCGTAACGTTGATGGCTTGCGCCACCAACGCCAACATCTGAATGGCAACATTTACTGAGAACTTCATCTTGCTCAACTCCTGGAATCGTTTAATCAGCGGCCGCAGCCGCCACCAAATCCGTAACTCGCGAATCATTACACCCAGTGCGGGACCCAGAATGCTGATTCTATCACGAGCTACCCTCCTACAGGATTCGCAGCCCAGACTCCATCCACCGGCTGCGCAGCACTCTGCGCTCAGGCGCCGTGGACACCTTGCGCTCGGGCGCCACTGGCTTGTCCTCGCTCGCAGCCGCCGGCCTGAGCGCAGCGATCCGTTCAGCCTCGGCGTCCAGCCTGAAGCCCATCGAGACCAACCCGCACAGCGCCGCGTAGGCATAGATCCGGGCATCGAGTACCTCGCCCCGCACGCCCTTCTTGCGCCGCCACTCCCGGACGGGCACCCCACGCGCGTAGCTCGTCACCAACACCTCCGAGAGCAACTGCTCGAAGAACTCCTCGGTGCGCTCCAGCGGAAAGTGGCAGTAGCCAGGCCCCGGCTGCTCAATCTTCAGCCGGCTGTAGATCACGCTCTTGGCGCTATCGACGCCAATGATCCACAGCGGCGTCTTACCTAGCGCACTGCGGCTCGGGCGCTTCGGCCACACCGGCAGCTGACCACCCCTGCCCTTGACGGCGAGGATGCGCCGCCCGTAGCGCAGCCTGCAAAACTCATACACCGCCTGGGTGTGAAAGCCCGAGTCAATCGCGCAAGCGGCCACCGGCAGTTTGATGCCATACTCGTGCAGCCATTCTCGTTTGAGATACTCATCGAGCGCCTGCCAAAGCTGGGGTGCACTCGGATCACCCGGAAAGACGCGGTACTCGATCGACCACGATTCCTCGCCTCGCCCCCAGCCCACCAGCTCGAGCTCGAGCCGATCCACTTGGACATCCACCCCAGCCGTGAGCACCGCCACTCCGGCCGGTAGACGAGAGACAAACACCTCGCGCCGCTCCAAGAGTGTCGCCACCTCGACGCTCGTCTCCGCCTCGTCGTCCCAGAGCTCGCCAAGCGCCGTGTTGATGAACGCACGCAGCGTCTCAGGCCCGCCGTGCTTGGCATCCAGAAACTCGGCCGCCGTCTCAGACCACTCCTTCCAGGGCGAGTACAACTGGGAAATCCAGAAGCCGGCGATCTTGGACTTCGGGTTGGCCGCCCGCCACTCACCGCGCGCAAGCATCCACGGCTTCCGGTGCGGCGCAATCAACACGCCGCAGTGCGCGCAGCGGTATTGCGCCTCCTCGGGCCGCCCCTCAGGCCACTCCAGATTCGGCCAGACCAGCACCTGGTAGGCGCCACACTCCGGACACGGCACCCAGTAACTGGACTGGTTGCTGCGCAGCCACCAGCTCTCAATGCGGCTCGCGCCCTTGACCGTGGGCGTTGAGACCAGCAGGATCTTGCGGTTCCACCAGGTGGCCGACCGCTTGATGGCCAAACTAACCGGATCGCCTTCGGTGCCCGCCGAGGCCGGATAGCGGTCCACCTCATCGAGCAGCACGTAGCGGATCGGGCGCATGGCGAGGCCCGCCGGCGAGTTGGCGCCGGCGATGGTGATGCTGCCCCCTTGAAACTGCTTGTGCAGGATGCGGTTGTTCGAGTCGCGCGTTCGGACGTCAGCCACCTTGCCCACCAGGCACGGCGTCGTGCGCAGCATGGGCGCCAGCCGGTCCTTGCTCCAGGCCTCCCCGTCCTCGACCCTCGGCAGCACCACCAGGATCGGCCCCGGATCGCGGTCGATGATGTAGCCGACCAGGTTCAAGGCCACTTCCGTTTTGCCGGTTTGTGCCGCCGCCATCATCACCACGTACTCATAGGGGCTGTAGGGCGTCAGTGCATCGAGGATGGCCCGCTGGTAAGGCGCCCGATCCGTCCGCCATGGGCCCGGCTCGGCCGAGGCCTCCGACGATAGCCACCGATTCTGGTCCGCCCACTCCGACACCGTCTGCCGCGGCGGCGGCTCAAAACCCGCGGCCAACTGCTCCAGGCACTCCTCAATGGCGGCGGTAGCGGATGTCATCCTGGAGGCCCTTCAAAATCCCCTCGATCTCGGTGTCCAGTAACTCACGCACGGCCCGGAGCTCGCTCACAGCCGCCAACTGCGGCGCCAGCTTGGCTGGCATGGCGAGTAACTTGTCACGAATCTGCCGGGCTTGCTTGAACCACACCGCCTTGACCTCGTCGGTCGGAATCAGCTTCGCCGACTTGGTCTCGTACTCGAGCTTGCGCAATCGCGCACGGAAGAGCATGTCGGCCAGCTTGGCCTGCGCATAGGTCGTCGCCTGCGCACCCGTCTCTACAGGACCACTGGTGGCGGCTTCCGAAACCTTCTCCGGGCGGTCATCGAGCACGGCGTCAGAGGCCGCCACGTCGACCTTGCCGCCGCTCATCACCAGCACGCCCGCCTTGGCTAGCCGGCTGATGTACTGGCGACTCTTGCCCCTGTGCCGAGCGTACTCGGCCTGACTCATGAGCTGGCGCGGTGCGGCCAAGTTACATCCCCCTCCCCCTGCCAGTCACTGGAGCACACGGTCGCCCGCCGCAAGCGCGAGCGCCTGCACCACCGTCTCCCCAGCTGATCACCGCACCTCCGACTCCGCCGAGGCGTGCACCCGGCGGCGTTCCTCTTCGAGCAGCCGCAACTCCGCGCTCCAATCCGCGAGCGCCAGGCACAGCCCCGCCACATCCCGATGACCGCTCGATAGTAGGCTCTCGATCTCGGCAATCTCACGCTGACAGCGCTCGATTTCACGTCGGTACTCGGCGTCGCTCATCGGCCACCTCCTCGAAGCCGCGACCATCGCCATCCAGTATCGCCTTCTGGCCCGTAAACTCCTGCCAGCGCCGCACGATTACATCCACGTAGGCCGGATCGATCTCCATCAGCCGGGCCCGGCGCCCCAGCTTCTCGGCCGCAATCAGCGTGCTTCCCGAGCCGCCGAACAAGTCCAACACCACCTCGCCCGGGCGTGAGGAGTAGGTCAGTGCCCGCACTGCCAGTTCCACTGGCTTCTCAGTCAAGTGCACCATCACCATCGGGTGGACCTTCTTCACCTCCCACACGTCGGTGGCATTCCTGGTCTCCGGGTTGAACCAGTGCGCTGCACCTTCACGCCAGCCATAAAATGCCCATTCATACGCCCCCATGAAGTCTTTTCGCGTGAGTACGGGTTGGTTCTTAACCCAGATGATGGCCTGAGAGAAATAGAGGCCGGACTCCTCGATCGCCGGCAGGTAGTTGGCGCAGGTGGCGTAACCGCCCCAGATGTAGAAGGCCCCGCCCGGCTTGAGCACCGCGGCCAGATTGGAGAACCACTTCCGGAGCAGTACGTCGTAATCGGCGTCCTTGAGAAAGTCGTTAGCCAGCGGGCGATCCTTGGGGCGCAGCTTCTTGCTGGTGCGCCTGACCTTGGAGGTGGCGAGGTGAAAAGTAAGGCTCTGGTGATGCTGAAGACCGCCGAACGAGCTCAGCGCGGCGGCAATGGCGTTGTTCGAGCGCGGCTCGACGCGCACGTTGTAAGGAGGATCGGTGTTGACCAGATCCGCTACCTCGCCGGCCATTAGACGGTCCACGTCTTCTCGATTGGCTGAGTCGCCGCAGAGCAGCCGGTGCTCGCCCAGGATCCACAGATCCCCGCGCCGCGACACCGGCTCCTCGAGCGGCTCGGGAACGGCGTCCTCATCGGCGAGGCCTTCGGCCAGGTCGGGCGCCTCCGTCAGCAGGGCATTCAGCTCTTCATCCGAGAAGCCCAGCACCTCGAGGTTGAACTCATCCTCGCGGAGCTCGCTGAGCAGGCCCCGCAGCAGCTCCTCATCCCAGCCGGCATTGAGCGCCAGCTTGTTGTCGGCGATCACCAACGCGCGCCGCTGCGCCTCAGTCAGGTGATCGAGCACAATCACCGGCACCCCGGTGAGGCCCAACTTGCGTGCTGCCAGCACGCGCGCGTGCCCCGCAATGATCACGCCGTCCGCGCCCACGAGGACTGGATTGGTCCACCCGAATTCGGCGATCGAAGCCGCAATCTGCGCTACCTGCTCGTCCGTGTGCGTGCGCGGATTGCGAGCGTAGGGGATCAGCCGCTCGACGGGCCAGTGTTCAAGCTTGGAGGCTAACCACATCCGTCCTGGTCGTATAGCCTGACGACACAATGCCTGCCAGGCCCATCCTCGAGCAGCTCTGCGCGCCCGCGCCGCGCCAGTAGCCGCATCGCATGTGCCATCGTGGACAGACAGCCCGAGTGATACGTACTGGGGCTATCATCGAGCTCCAGAGCGTACTGCGCCACCATGTCCACCAGCGCGTCCTCGAGCTCGCGGATGTCGTCTGTCATAGACCTCGTCACCTTGTCAACCAAACCGTCAACCTGTCAACCTGAATTCTGGCGCAGACCCTAGCCGCGGCGTGCAA